CGATGTCGATGGTAAATTTATTGACCCGACGAGCGCCGTTAGTTTTGAAACCTGCATCAAATCTTGGATCGATTCAAATAAAGAGCGCGTTCAGTTTGGCGATATCGGCGAAGGCGAGCTCGGCAACATGGAGTGCAACGCCAACCACATCCGCAAATTTAATTTTGGTGGCCAGCTAATCGGTAAGGTTAAGGTTAGCGAGTTGCGAGCCGGCCCCCTTGCCAAGGTAGTGCTCCCCCAGATTCGTACAGGTCGCGCGCCGGCGACTGCCAAAAAAATCCTTGTTCATTTTAAAGCAATTTTTAAGGATGCCGTATTGTCCGAATTTATTGCGTATGATCCGGCTCGGGATTTGAAGCTGCCTAAAAATGATGGTGCTAATGATGTCGAAGATATCGCGTCATCTTTGGACGGCAAAAAAAGTCTGGCCGAGCGCATCTCATCAAGCAACGTCAAAAAGATTATTGATGCTGCCGGCGAGAAGCACAGAAGGCAGATTGAAATGATCTCATACACCGGCGTCCGTGTCGGTGAGCTCCGAGCTGCTACATGGGATCAGATCAGTTTTGGTGATGACCAGAACGGTGCCACATTCACAATCAACCGTGCCATCAAAAAGGGCGGCAGTCTCGGGCAGCCTAAAACATATTCGGGCAACCGTATTATAGGGCTCGATGATGATCTCGTGCGGATGCTGCGTGAGTGGAAAGTCGCCCAGCCGTTAGAACAGCGCGGTAACAATCTGATCTTTCCTAACAGGGAAGGCGGCGTTGCTGATGGTGATAACTGGCGCAACCGTGGCGTAATCCCGGCGTGCAAAGATGCCGGTGTTGATCTTATAACACTCCGCGAACTGCGCCATCACTTTGCATCGATCCTGATTTTTGATGCAACGTTTACCGAGGCAACGGTTACGCAGTTGATGGGTCATACTGATATTAACTTTACGAAAAAGCAGTATGCCACTTGGCTGTCTAACGCCACGCGCGACAAACAGATTAGTGAAAAATTAACCGCTGTTCGCAGAGCGCATTAATAAGGACAATCTTTAACCGGGCAAGGAAGGGCAGATGCCGCCGGCATTTGCTCTTTTTCTTTGCCGTATAGGTTGATGCCACAGTACTTGCAAACCCCGGTTTTTATTGATGATAGATGGCGGCGGAAAATATCATTCCGCCCGGTATCATGTTTCTTCCGCATCAAGAATCTCAATAGCGTTAGATACTTCGTAGCCTAATGCTGCATAACCTGCCGCGTCTATATAGTTATCTTTATAGGTTGGCTTGTTTTTACGCCGTGCAACTTTAGCGAGTTCCATTAGCGTTGCGACATCGTGAGCCTCAACCCTGATGCCTAGCCACAGTCCCCAGAATTTTGCAATTAGTCCCAGATTATCTTTTGGCGCCCCATAAATATTTTCCCGGTCATCGTTGATTAATTTCAAGGCGGCTTTCAAGACCTCTGACCGCCTATTGCCCATCAACAATTCGATAAACTGATTCATCGTTCCCCCGGCCATTCATTCTTTTAAGGTTGGTTCTATATGCCAGACCCTTACTACAAAGTTCAGTAAGCCTTGGCCGGATCGAGCTCTCGAGGGTGCCTTCCGCAAAACAATCCTTCCAGCAATCGTATGCAATGACGCCCCGGACCCCGGCTTGCCTGAGAGTCTCGAGGACGACTTCGCGTTTATATCGAACAGTAAGCTGAACCTTTTCGGCAGCGGCGTGCGAAGTTTCGGTTTTGCCACGAGGGGCCAACCAATCTAATTGACTAAGCAAGTTACTCATCTTAATTATGTACCTCTAGCTTTTCCAAATCTTTCAAGACTTGTGCAGCTTCAATAATAAACTTGGCTAGGTTTCTTCTGGATAAACCTGCAACGACCCTGTAACCGCTCGTATAAGTAATGGTAACCGAGGCAAACCCGGTATGATCACCGGCTCTCTTTTCCTTGGACAATACGACAGATTCTATTTCTCTTTGTTTCGTTTTGCTCATAGCTCGTCAATCGCAGATCGTGGAATGAAAACTCGATTGCCGCCTTTTACAGATCGAATCGCGTCTGAATTAATCCACCGATAGATTCGGTTTGAATAGGTTCGTTTGAGTTTGCCCCTATGATCGACAACTGGCTGGTCATCAGTTTGCCAGAGCAGGATAGCCGCCTGTTTAGGCGTTAGTACCGCCGCCACTACAGCATACCATTGGCGGCGGAACAGTAATCATCCAGCGCGCACCCTACATGCAAGGCGACATAGCCGGCGGAAAATAATAAAGTGAGTGCTAAAGACTCTAGGAAAAAAGTTTTCATTTGTACCTCCGGGTACCTTGATACTACCCTTATGGTACAGATTCGTTACCAAATCAATAATAAATATATTTTATTGATTTATTAGTAAATGATCTGTACGGTGCTCACCTTTAGTAAAAAATTTTTACAGTTGGTAGAGATATGTTATTGCGAGATTGGCTTAAACAAGAGGACTTAAATTACCAGCAAGCCGCAATCCGAATAGGATGTTCTCGGGTTTCTGTCTACTATTGGGCAAGGGGACAAAACCGCCCCGGTGCAAAATGGAACAGCATCATCAGCGAAATTACAGCCGGCGCGGTTCTCGCTAACGACCATCAAAACGCATTTGAGCTGGCCAGCGAATGAATATTTTCATGCTGCCCTACCCCCCTTCAGTCAATACTCTATGGCGCCACTCAGGTAACCGCACATACAAAACCAAACGGTATACCGATTGGATTGAGGATGCAGGGCGGCATCTCGCTCAACAGGAAAAGCCCGAGACTATTGCGCACCCGGTGAAAGTTGAGATGGCTATTGGCCGCCCTGATAAACGGCGCCGTGACATCGATAACCTGACCAAAGGTGTGCTCGATATTTTAGTCCACCACAAAATTCTCGAGGATGACCATTGGGTGCATCACCTTGATGTTTACTGGTCCGGGCAAGTGGTTGGCTGTCAGGTAATTATTAAAGATTTAGTGGGGCAGGTGCAGGGCGGTATTTAAAATCGAACTCCTCGGGCGTGGGACAAATGCAAAGCCAAACCGAGGAGTTCAAACCGAGGAGACGAAAAAATGGTGTTATCGCTGAAAGATGTTGTGGTTGGCCAGACTATATTGCCACCGCGCGTTTTAATTTATGGAAGACCCGGAGTCGGCAAAACGACTTTTGCCAGCAAGGCCAAGAACCCTATTTTCATTCAGACTGAAGACGGTGCTGATGTTGCTGGCGCTGCGCGGTTCCCAAAAGCTGAAAGCTTTGAGCAAATCAACGAAGCGATTGATACGCTGATTGCTGAGAAGCATGACCACGGCACGGTTGTGATTGATACTTTGGATTGGCTCGCGCCCCTCATATATAAAAAGACCGTCGAGGACGGCAAAACCAACCCCAATTATAAAACCAAAAACCTCATGCAGATTGAGGACTTTGGTTATGGCAAGGGCTACGAATATGCGGATATGCATTTTCGTGCGGTGCTCGATAAGCTTAACATTCTTCGCAGCACAAAGGGGATGGCAATCATCATGCTGGCGCACAGTGAGCTCAAGCGTTACGAAGATCCCGCGTCCGAGGGCTATGATAGATGGATGCCCAAGCTGCAAAAGAAGGCAGCCGCGACCTGCATGGAATATTCCGACATCGTTGGCTTCGCCAATTATTTTACATCGATGAAGTCTGTCGATAAGGGGTTTGGTCAAACCAAAAACATTGCAATCGGAGACGGCTCGAGAGTTCTCTACACGCAGGAGAAACCCAGTTTTATTGCCAAGAGCCGTTACGATATTCCTCACGAGCTGGAGTTTGAATGGTCAGCTCTGGCGAACGCCATATCACCTAAACCACCCAAAAAGGAGAAAACAAATGGTAGCGATTAATCACGATGTTGACGCCAATGACACCAGTGGCGGTGATTGGCCGCTGTTAAAGGATGGCGATTACCCGGCGGCTATTGTCGAGGCTACGACAAAGACCAGTAAAGCCGGGGATGAATATTTGGTAATACAATTTGATTTAGGAACCGACGGCAATCATTGGCATAACCTCAATCTGTGGCACTCAACATCAGAGAAGGCCGTCCAGATAGCCAAGCAGGATCTTAACCAAATAGGCACGGCATTAGGCATCCCGAGGATTGGTGATACTGACGAGCTGGTTGGTAAGCGTCTTATGCTAAAGATGGGGACTGAACCAGCCAAAGACGATTGGCCGGCTAAAAATAAAATTGTCGGGTTTAAACCTTTAAACGAAGGGCCGCCAAAAGGCCAGCCGGAACCACCGCCTCCGCAAGTTACCACACAAACCGAGGTGGCCGCTCCGGCTGAACCAACACCTGTCTGGAATACCTAGAAGTAAACCAAGGTGGGTGGCCGAAGCCACCCATCTATTTAAGAGAATTTAAATAGATGATCAAACTAGTTATTGATAATGACGACCCGACTCTGGCTGAAGCAGACAGGCGGCTCGAGCTCCGCGAAGCGGAAAAGCCAAAGCGGAGTTATGCCGGGATCAGCGGCATAGGCGATTGTGAGCGGAAGAATTACTATAGATTCTATGGCGTGCAGAGCGCGCCGTTCGATGCCAAGACATTAAAGAATTTTAGAGACGGCCACCGCACAGAGGATCTGGTTATCGAAGATCTCCGGGGCGTCGATGGCCTGACCATTGTAGACCGTGATCCTGATTCTGGTAAGCAGATCGAGGTCACTGATTTTGAGGGACACTTTCAGGGGCATCTCGATTTTGAGGTTCTCGGGATAAAACAGGCGCCCAAGACGTGGCACGTTGGCGAGGTGAAATGTGCCATCCAGAAAAAGTTTGATAAGTTCAAAAAGATCAAGGAAAAGCTTGGCGAAAAGCAGACGCTGTTCAACTGGAACCTGACCTATTACGTCCAAGCCCAGCTTTACATGGCCTACAGGGGCCGCAAGCGTCACTGGACTGTTGTCGCGTCAGCGGGGGGCAGGGATTGGGCCAGCTGCCGCACCGATTATGATCGTAAACAGGCCGAGTACTATATCAATCGGGCCGAGCGATTAATTTTTAAGCCGTCTATTTTACCAGACCGAATAGCCGAGAGCCCGGATTATTATCTATGTCGATGGTGCGAGTTTAAGGATGTTTGCCACAACAAGGCGCCGGTTGTCAGACATTGCCGCACTTGCGTATGGGGCGAGGCCGGCGACAAGCGAAGTTGGGATTGCCTCAAACATAGCCGGCCCATGACCATAGCCGAGCAAGCCGTGGGCTGCCCGGACCAGCGCTACCGGCCAACATTTGTAGACGGTCAGGTGAAAACGGTGGGCGACGATTTTATTGAATATGAAACATCTGACGGCACTTGGATTGATCGGGGGCGACATGGGGATGATGAGTGATATGACTGAGCGCGAAAACAAGATGTTGTTAGAGGCCGGCAAGAACGGCGGCGAATATCTCGAAGACATCAAAAAATATGACCTACGCTATTTGACCAAGGATGAGTGGGCTCAGTTTTTGCGCAGTGTGATAGGCAAATGGGGCGAGCTTATGGGGGATTACGCTGTAGGCGAGAAGGATGATCTCGATGACGAGATTCCTTTTTGATTACCGGAACCAAATGTCCGGCGTGCGGATCGATGGATACCGAAATGCTTTTTCAGTTGGGGAGCCGCAAACAATACGAGTGCTTTTCCTGTAGTAAAGTTTGGACACGATCTTCCGGCAATGGCGAGCTGCGTCATGTTGACCCATACGCTCAATGGGGGGCGACAGGCGAAGATGAGTTCTAAAAAACAAATAATAGGTAACGCGACTTTATTTTTGGGGGACAGCATGGAGATTGTTAGCGAGTTATCTGATTTTGATGTTGTGGTTTATGACCCTCCCTTTGATGCATGGAGCTCAATTAATGTTGTGGACGCAAAAACAACGATTGCTTTTTGTTCACCACAAAGCCGGTACGAAGTTGATAGAAAACTAGGCCCACCAAAAACAGAATTAGTCTGGCATTTTGAAGATGGCCGCTGGGTTAGCCCTAATTTACCGCGCATCACGCATGATTATATTTATGTATACGGCGATGTGGGTAATGCTGATGTTGGAGAACAACAAGAAATTAAAACGCAAAGAAAGGGAAAGTCGTCCATTGGTAAAGATTGTTTAGGTGATCGGTTTTATACGAGCAAAAAACGCAAACATATTAATTCAGTCCAATTGTTCCCGAGAAATATGAGTTCGCCAATAGGCGCATGGAATAAGCCGGTGGGTTTAATATACCGACTACTTGATTGGGTGGATGGCAGAACAATTTTAGATCCTTTTATGGGCAGTGGTACTACAGGCGTAGCTTGCGTAAAATTGGGAAGAAAATTTATTGGCGTCGAAATAAATGAAAAATATTTTAACATAGCCTGTGAAAGAATCCAGAAGGCTTACGACCAGCCTGATATGTTTGTCGAGCAACCTAAAGAAAAACAGATGGCAATGGATGTATTGAGTCAGGCCGATGAGTTCTAGCAGCAAACAAACTGCAATGAAGATTGTCGGGCATAACCTAAATGGTTCCAGGGCAAAAGACGACTTCTACGCTACGCCATCCCAAACAACTAAAGCGCTCTTCAATGTTGAAAAGTTCCGAGGCAAGATCTGGGAGCCGTGTTGCGGCGAGGGGCATATATCCAAGGTGCTGGTCGAGCACGGTTACAGTGTCAGATCAACTGATTTAGTAGACCGTGGATATGGTCAGCCTAGAGTAGATTTTTTGTTCGAGACTAAACGTTGCGATAATATTATAACGAACCCGCCCTATAAGAACGCGCTGGAATTTGCCGAGCACGCGGTCCAGTTATGTGATCGTAAATGTGCCTTGTTGTTAAAGCTAAACTTTCTTGAAGGCATAAAACGCAAATCATTTTTTGAGGTTCGTCCTCCGGCTTGGGTTTACGTTTTCTCCCAGAGACAAAGTCTAATGAAAAACGGCAAGCCATATAAGGGGGGCATGATGGCTCTAGCTTGGTTCGTTTGGGATTCAGCCCAACGGCAAACCAGAGTAGGTTGGCTATGAGGCGCGACAGATACGGCCATATCGTGTTCATCGAAGATACTCTTGAGTATCTGGTGTGGCCGTCAGCTTTTAAAGAACAGCTAGAGGAGGAAAAAACCCTGTTGTTTGAAACATGGCCCGAGCAGTTGGGCCTGAATAAGACCTCGGAAGAGTGGAAGAAAGAAAATAAAGGAAAGACCCGGAAAGAGATGATGCGTCTTTTCAAAAGCCAAATGCACCTGTTTGAACTACAGATGTTGTATGCCGACAAAAAATGGTTGCGTCATATGGAACGGCACAACGATTTTTTAGAGAGTGTGCTTGCACCTCCCAAGTCAAAAAACGGCCCCTCGGTTGAATTAAAAGTGGAGTGTTACATCAAGGCTATGGCTGGTCTAGGCGGCAAGAAGAAGAAAAAGAAAAAAGCGGCGAAGAAAACCAAAGAGCGTGTTTACGCCACAACGGACGAGTGGCTTAACAGTGGTAAGAAGAAAAAATGAACTTTAGCAGGTCTGAAATAGAGAGCGAGGCCATTGAGCGCTGGGGTCAGCCTAACAAGGGACTGAGCTCAAGGAGCGAGCTACGCTTTGGCAAGCGAGGCTCTGTTTCAGTCAAGCTCGATACCAACCAATTTTACGATCACGAAACCGCCGAGGGTGGCGCCGTTGTCTCTGAGCGTCAGCTCACGCCGGATATACAAATGCCGCGTATGTGTGTGAAGAAATACAACTACCTCGATGAGGCAGGGCGCGTCCATATGCAGGTGCGCAGGTTCATGCCCAAGGACTTCAGACAATGCCGGCCTGATCCGAATGATCCGGGGAAATGGATACACTCGGTCAAGGGACTGCCGCAAATACCCTATAAACTGCCCGAGCTGGTGGCGTCCGATTACGTGATTATCGTCGAGGGCGAAAAGGACGTTGACGAGCTGGCCAAGTTTGGGCTGGTAGCAACCTGCAATCCGCAAGGCTCCAACAAGTGGCCGGACGAGCTCAACCAGTATTTTGAAGGTAAGGATATTTATATCGTCCCGGACAATGACGAGGCCGGTATAGCTCATGCCCAACTGGTATCGTCAAAGCTCTTTTCTGTAGCCAAGTCGTTAAGAATTTCTGACGTTTGCAGTGATCTAAAGAAGCGAGCGGATATTTATGACTGGCTACAGGTAAATTCTGTTGATGGATTAATGGCGGAATTGCAGGGGTTTGAGGTGATATCGGCGCCTGTGATAGTCGAAAGTGTGAGCGTAAATACTTCTGACGTTTTCCCAACTCTCGATGCTGACGACATTACTGCCGTGACAACGGCTGACGATTTTGTCGAGGG